GAGATCATTGCATTTTACGTGGACCACAATGGGATCTGATATGTCGGGTTATACTAAAGAAGAATTAGTGTTTGCAGCAATGCATCATGATTTGGGTAAGATAGGATTTCCGGGTGAAGGCAATGAAGTATATCAGATTGAAACTTCAGATTGGCATCGTAAGAATCAAGGCAAAATGTATCGCCATAATGAAAATATTCCGTTTGCAATGGTGCCGGATTTATCTATTTGGTTGTTGCAAGAATATGGAGTAAAAATGTCTTGGACAGAATATCAAGCAATTAAAATACATGATGGAATGTATGATGAAGCGAATAAACCATATTTCGTTGCAAGATCGGCTCAAGCTAAATTAAAAACAAATTTACCTTTATTATTGCACCATGCAGATCATATGGCATCTCAGATTGAGTATGAACGTTGGAGAAATTATAAGGCAGGTACTCCTAAACCAACGGTTGAAAAATCAAAAGCAACGAAGAGTAACGGATTGAAAAACTTAGCAGAAAATAATCCAAATGTTGAAACTGCTATTACAGATATTTTTAAAGCATTTAACGATTAAAAACTATGATTATATTATCAATTTTCAGCATTTTACTATTAGTTGCTTGTATCTTCTTAGGATATCGAGCTTATTATCTTGCTGGTATATTAGCAGAAGCTCAAGAATATATTGAGGAATTGGAATTAACTAATGAATTCATGTATGGTAGAATCGAAGATGCTTACGCAACATTAAAAGAAATAGACCACAAAGGTGCATTTGAATCAGAAGATGAAGCAGGTGTTACATTTCAATTACTATTACAAACAATGACTGAACTTAAAGACACATTCAATGGCGAAACGAGCGAAGAAAAGTAATAATTACTTTACAAAAATAACAGACATTGCAATATTGGCTTATAACGGAGTCGATGACAATCCAATATTGCGAGAAAAGATATATAGACGATTTATATATCCACCTTTAATGAAATTGGCAGAAAATTTAATAAATAAAATGAAGCCAACTTATATCGATTCGTCATTCGAAGATTTACAAACAGATATCGTAACTTATTTAACTGAGAGATTAGTTAAATTCAATGCAGCTGCAGGTAAAGCATATTCATACTATACCCGTACTACAATTAATTATATTATTGCTGAAAATGAAAAGGCATATAAAAAATTAAAAGCAGATACAATGGAATTGGATATTGATGAACAACGAAATATCATTACTGAAATTCATAATAATGAGATGCGCGAAACATTAAAATATTTTATGGATGCTTATATTGAACATTGTTATTCTAAATTGAATTACATGTTTAATAACTCAACTGATATTCATGTTGCAGATTCGATATTGCATATTTTTGAGACTCGTGAGAATATAGAAGACTTCAATAAAAAAGCATTGTATATCTTTATCAGAGAGCGTACGGGCTTAGAAACAAGTAACATTACTAAAGTTATTAAAGTGTTACATGAATTATATTATGACAAATTTGCCGAATATGAACGTACAAACTTCGTAAAATTACCTTTTTAATATTTATTATTAAAAGGTTGTAATATGGATAAAAATGATGAATTATTTAAAGGGACTAGTTTTGCTGACTTAATGTCCGATGTTTATCATAATTCTAAAAAAAAAGATCGACAAATTAATCAATTGATAGCACAGTTGCAACCGTTGATTCGAAATGCTTCGGATGCAACTGTTATCGTCCCTTTAATCAAAGAATATTTAGATGTAGCAGTTAAAAATGATGACCACTTGGTTAAATTAACTGCGATTGTTCAACGTTACATTTCTACTAAACAAACTATATCGGGAGCAGATGGTTTAATCAGTGACGAAGAAAAAGAACAACTCCTTAAAATTGCTCAATCTACAATGACTGCTGAACTAGAAGAAGAGCTGGATAACATATCACAGGATATCGATACAGTAGCCTTACAAGAACGTATTAAGGCAGCAAAAGCTAAGTTAGAAAAGGATAACAATGGCTAATATTGATTTTGATGTTGCTGAAGTATTAGACTATGATCGTACTTATAATTATATAGGACCTGATCAGACTGACAGTAACGTTTCTGAATTATTTGCTTTAAAAGTTAGATCATGTAGTGGGTATTTTAACAACAAAGTTTTTATTGCAAAGCCATCTAATATTAATATTAAGCAAATTCCATTGGTAGGTGAATTTGTTCTAATTTATAAAACATTTAATCAAGAATCTACATCTACAAAATGGAGAGAAGTTTGGTACTATGTAACATCTATAGATGTACAATCTTCAATCAACGAAAACATGTTGCCTGGTATATCTGACGGATTAACTCAAGATGAAATTGATAAAATTAAACCAGGTAATAATTTCGTACAAAAATCAGTTTCACCATTACAACCATATGAAGGTGATTTTATTATAGAAGGTCGTGTTGGTAATAGTATACGTTTTGGTAGCACTGTAGATTTATCTGGTAAACAAACACATTATAATGTATCGCCCCCATGGCGTGGTGCTGGTAAACAAGGTGATCCTATTATTATTTTATCAAATGGTCATGTTGATTATACAAATAAAAAGTTTACTGTTGAAAATATACAACAGGACGCTGCTTCTTTATATTTAACTAGCACACAGAAGATTCCGGATTTATTATTAGGAAATACAAATTCTAGAAATTCAATTAATTGTTTTACTCCAGTTGAATCTCAATATACAAATTCACAATTTATCGGTACAGCTGATCGAGTTATTTTAAAAGCAAAAACAGATGTTGCTATTATAGATTCACCAACTGCGATTATATTAAATACAACTGGCGACGTAAAGATTGGTAGTGATGATGCTGATGAACAATTAGTACATGGTAACGTATTATTAGAAATGATGTTTAAATTAGTACAACAATTACGAACACCAATACAATGTGGGACTAATGTCGGTACATTTATATCTCAAACATCATTAGATTCAATTGAATCAAAATTAAACGAATTGTTAAGCAATAAATATTATATTAAAAAAACATAAAGATTAAGTTATGAGTTCAATAGTGCCACCATTAGATTTTATCCCAAAATTGCCAGGTAAAGGAGTTAACGCGATAATGGTTCAGTTAAATAAACAAACTGATAAATTATTAAATGATGTATCTATAACAGTTAAAGAATCTGTTAAGTTGCCTAGGAATTGTAAATGTGATGATCCGAGAATTAGACAAATAAAAACTAATTTAGATCAGATACAATTACAAATACAAGACATACAAGCAACATTACCTAGAATTCAAACATCGATAAAACAAATTAAACAAATGTTAACTGTTGCTAAAAGTATCAAAACTGCAATTACTGCAGCACAATTATCTAATCCAGTAACTGCTCCGGTGTTTCTAGCAATGCAATTAACAGCAATTCAAGATGCAACTATCGTAAATGCTATAGAATCATTAAATATATTATCAACAGTACCAGCATCTATAAGTTCTAAATTAGCAGTATTAGTACCACCGTTAATGGGTGCTATTTCTAAAGTATCATCTACATGTAATACTGATGGTGAATCTGATTATGCAATTCCAGATTTTGGATCGAACTCAAATAATATTGATGATTTTAATGATTTAGTTGCAACTGAATTTTATAATGAATATAATGTATCGGATAGTGATTTACAAGGAAGAGCTGATGCTATAGAATATTTATTAGAACAACAACAAAATCTATTAACATCATTACAAGAAGCACCTAGTGTCGTTCATCGAGTAGCAGGTTTACCGGATAATGCAATTGGTAAAGCTGGAGATTATTACATTGATACAAATACAGATATCATATATGGTCCTAAGTTATCAGACAGATGGATTTAACTCATTTTTAGGTGTATTTATATTTATATAAAAGATAGTAAATATGGATAATAAAACATTTATAACAGCATTAAAAACTGCAGTGCGCGAAGTTATTAAAGAAGAATTAACTGAAATTCTTCGAGAAGGCTTACAATCTACAATTAATGAAATGACAAAACCTACTAAACCGGTTATGAAAACAGCATCTAAACCTGTTGTAAAAACTAATAATAACTCAAATCGAAATGTAACATTTTCTGAGAATAAATGGGCATCGGTATTAAATAGTACAGATCCATTAATCGAATCAAATCCAGCTGGATTTAAAGAAATGTTACAAGAAGGAATGGATGAATTAAGATTTTCATCTGATGATGCCCATGGATTTGGTATGTTGCGTCAACCTATGAATCAAGGTCAAACTGTAATGGAAGATCCTGAAACAGGTAAAGTATATGATGTAGCACCAGAAGTAGAAAAAGCAATGACACGAGATTATTCTGCTTTGATGAAAGCAATTGCAGATAAAAAGAAGTAAAGGTAACTAATGGCATACCAAATTATAGGAGTAAATGAAATTAATGCAAATATTACACCATCTATAGGATTAGGTGTTTCATTTTCATCTACATCTCCTATTTTTAAATCTATATATTTAACAACCGAACAAGCTATAGAAAATCTTAAAACATTATTATTAACTCGTGTCGGCGAACGATATATGGAGCCAAATTTTGGAACAAATTTATTATATGTAGTATTTGAACCAAACGTATCTCAAATCAAACAAGAAATTAGTGATATAATTACATCAGCATTATCACACTGGTTACCATATATAGAAATTGATGATCTGACAATAGTAACAGCTGAAGATGATCCGAACTTACAATATAATATACAAATAACACTAGTATTTTCAGTTAATGGATTTGATACTAAAAGTATTACATTATCAGCTGATAATAACGGGCAATTAATAGTTAGTTAAATCCATGGAAGCAAAAAAAGAAGTAACATATTTAGGAAAAGATTTTAGACAATTCAAAAGAAATTTGATTGAATTTACTAAACAGTATTTCCCACAAACATATACTGATTTTAATGAAGCATCGCCAGGTATGCTATTTTTAGATTTAGCATCATATGTTGGTGATGTGTTATCATATTATTCTGATAATAATTTAAAAGAATCTTTATTAGAACAAGCATCTGAACGTGGTAATATTTATGATTTAGCTAAATCGTTAGGTTACCGAGCAAAAAGTGTAAATCCAGCATTCGCAGATTTAGATATATATCAATTAGTTCCAGCAATCGGTTCTGGTACTGCAGTTCGACCGGATTTTACATATGCATTATCAATTAAACCTGGTATGCAAATAAAACAACAAAATGGTGCTGCTATATTTAGAACATTAGATTTAGTTGATTTCACATTTTCGTCATCTATTAACCCAACTGAGGTTACTATATATGAAACAAATGATGATACAAAACAACCTACATATTATTTATTAAAAAAATCAGCTCAAGCAGTATCAGGTGATATTAAAACTGCTACATTTACATTTGGATCTCCGATTGCGTATGATAAAGTTTTATTACCAGATACTAATATTATTGAAATTGTATCTGTTACGGAATCAGATGGCGATAATTGGTATGAAGTTCCATATTTAGCACAAGATACTATTTTTGAATCTGTCCCTAATTTATTAGAAAATGATCCAGATTTTGCTCAATATAGATCTGATTGTCCTAGTTTATTAAAAATGAAAAAAACTTCAAAACGTTTTATAACAAGAATGAGAAGTGATAATAAATTAGAATTACAATTTGGTGCAGGGATATCTGATAATAATGATGAAGAAATTATACCAAATCCAGATAATGTCGGTAATGGTTTAGCTGGCTTTCGTCGTTCGGTTGACATTGATATAGACCCATCAAACTTTTTATATACTAGAACATATGGCCAGGCACCTAGTAATACTACATTAACGATAACATATACAATTGGTAATGGTGTTGCTGATAATGTTCCGTCTAATACATTAACATCGGTATTATACACTGAATTTAATGATGATGTTAACTCAACTGCTAATGCCGGAATAATAAATTTTGTTAAAAATTCGATTGCTGTGAATAATAGTCAACCAGCTCGTGGTGCTTCTTCAGCTGAAACGTTGCAAGAAATTAAAAATAATGCATTATCTAATTTTGCAACTCAAAATCGTTTAGTTACTAGAGAAGATTATATTATCCGTACATATTCTATGCCATCTAAATTTGGTAGTGTTGCAAAAGCATATATTGTTCCAGATGATCAGATATCACAAGATGAATCC